CCAAAATTAAACACTTAGTAAAGGTAAACCGCAAATGTTCCATTCCGAGCATCTGCAGGAAAAGTGGGCACCTCTCCTCAATTGCGAGGGTCTTGATTCAATCAAAGATTCACACAAGAGAGCTGTAACCGCAGTCCTGCTCGAAAACCAAGAAAAATTCTTAAGAGAGCAAAATGCTTTCTCATCCTCAGGTTCATTCCTGACCGAGGCACCAACCAATGCAGTTGGTAACACCGGTTACACCAGTGCTGGCGATCAGTCAGTTGCTGGTTTCGATCCCGTTCTGATTTCACTTATCAGACGTTCAATGCCTAACCTGGTCGCTTATGATCTGGCTGGCGTTCAACCCATGAGTGGTCCTACTGGACTCATCTTTGCAATGCGTTCACGCTACACCAATCAGAATGGTGTAGAAGCATTGTATGATGAAGCAGATACCGATTTCTCTGGTGCTACCTCAGGTGGCTCAAGAGCATTTGGTGGTGCAGCAAACTCACTCGGCGGTCCTGGTATCGGTACTACTGGTGGTCCTGGTCTGGGTTCAACCAACCCCAACATCCTGAACACTGGTTCTCAGGATGATTATACCACTGGTGGTGGTATGCGTACTGCTGATTCCGAAGCACTCGGATCTGCAGATGCAACTCCTTTCAACGAGATGGCATTCTCAATCGAGAAGGTCACCGTTACCGCACGTTCACGTGCTCTGAAGGCCGAGTATTCACTCGAGCTCGCTCAGGATCTGAAGGCAATTCACGGTCTGAATGCAGAAGCAGAACTCGCTAACATTCTGTCAAGCGAGATTCTTGCTGAAATCAACCGCGAAGTCATCAGAACCATCTATAAGGCTGCTGAAGCTGGTGCACAATCAAACGTTGCTACCGGCGGCATCTTCGACCTCGACGTTGACTCCAACGGTCGTTGGTCAGTTGAGAAGTTCAAGGGTCTTCTGTTCCAAATCGAGCGTGATGCTAACGCAATTGCACAGCGTACTCGTAGAGGAAAGGGCAACATCATCATGTGCTCTGCTGACGTTGCTTCAGCACTGACCATGGCTGGTGTTCTCGATTACACCCCTGCACTCAATGCAAACTTGAACGTTGATGACACTGGTAACACCTTCGCTGGTGTTCTCCAAGGTAAGTATCGTGTATACATCGATCCTTATTCATCAAACGTTTCTTCAGATCAGTACTACGTTGTTGGTTATAAGGGTTCTTCACCTTATGACGCAGGTCTGTTCTATTGCCCATACGTTCCCCTCCAAATGGTTCGTGCTGTTGGCGAGAACACCTTCCAGCCCAAGATTGCATTTAAGACCCGTTACGGAATGGTTCACAACCCATTCGCAAATTCGGGTGCTGCAAACGGTGTTGTTGCTGACAACGGCATTCAACTCAACTCTAACCGTTACTACAGACGCGTTACCGTTAAGAACCTCATGTGATTTAATTTCACACGGTTCTTTGGAGGGTCCTTCGGGACCCTCTTTTTTTATCTAAATAATTACAAAAAATGGCAACATCTAATATTAATAAGAACCAAATAGAGAATAGAAATTTTCTATCTCCAACAGGGTTTAAGTTTATTTTAAATAGGGCACCAAAAGTTTCTTTCTTCAGCAACTCAGCCAATATTCCAGGTTTAACTTTAGGTGTTGCTATTCAACCAACATACCTCAAAGATATAGATACACCTGGAGATAAAATTCAATTTGATGATTTTAATTTGAGATTTATTGTAGACGAAGATCTCAAAAATTATCTAGAGGTTCAAAATTGGATACGTGGTTTAGGATATCCAGAATCTTTAAATGAAATATACGATTTACAAAAACAACCAGGAAGAGTTGAAAGAAGAAATATAAAAACACAAGATATCTACTCTGATGGTACATTGACTATTTTGAATAGCAATTTCCAACCAAATTTTAGAGTAAACTTTAAAGATCTTTGGCCATATTCATTAACAACACTGAACTTTGATGCTACAGATACCGATATTCAGTACTTTACAGCAGAGGTATCTTTCAAGTATACTATTTACGATATCACCGATTTGAGTGGAAATCCTTTATGACAATTGATCTTGACACAATTCAAAGAATGTGGGAGAAAGATTCGAAAATAGATATGGACAATCTCCATACAGAATCAACAAATATTCCCACGCTTCATGCAAAATACTTTGAACTTTATAATACAATCATTCTCCTAAAAAAGAAAGCAGAACAGCAGAAAAGAAATATTAGGCACGAAAGATATGAGTACTATTCTGGAAAAGCAGATCCTGATGTCTACATAGAGGATCCATTTCCTAAAAAAATCCGTGACAAGGATACGATGCAAAAATATCTTGATGCAGATGAAAAGTTATCTACAGTTAATTTGAAACTCGATTACTATGAAACTATGCTTGTTTATCTAGAAAGTATTCTAAAAGTGATTCAAAACAGAACATATCAAATTAAAAATGCAATTGAGTTTATGAGATTTAGTGCTGGACTAGGGTAAATAAATACTTTTAGATGAATGGATTCATGTGATTGACACTACAGCAAATCTTGTAATATCAAAATCCAACGAAGTATTTTTAAAGATTAATACAGAACCTCATATTGAATACGAACTTAGAGATCATTTCAAGTTTGAGGTTCCAAATGCAAAGTTCATGCCTCAGTATAGGGGTAAGAACTGGAATGGAGAAATACATTTATATGACATGAGGTCTAAGCAGATTTATGTTGGCCTCTTAGATAAGATTGTATCTTTTTGCAAGCAATATGGATACACTTATAAGTTTGAAAATAATAAGTTTTATGGCACACCATATGAAGAGAATGATAGAATTTCATATGAAGGTGTGAAAGATTATATGAACTCTATTTGTACTCACTCTCCCAGAAAATATCAAATTGAGGGAGTATATGATGCATTAAAGCATAATAGAAAACTATTGATAAGTCCCACTGCATCAGGCAAATCACTGATGATTTATTCCCTAGTAAGATACTATGTGGATAGAGGGCAAAAAATTCTTCTAGTTGTTCCAACGACATCTCTTGTAGAGCAAATGTATAAGGATTTTCTTGACTATGGTTGGGATGCAGATTCATATTGTCACAGGATTTATTCGGGAAGAGAGAAGACAAATGATGCTCCGGTTACAATTACAACATGGCAATCTGTTTATAAGTTGGAGAGATCTTTCTTCGAAGATTATGGTGTAATTATAGGTGATGAAGCACATTTATTCAAGAGTAAGTCATTAGTTCAGATTATGACTAAGTTACATCATGCAAAATATCGATTTGGATTTACTGGAACTCTTGACGGAACCCAAACACATAAATGGGTTTTGGAAGGTTTATTTGGACCATCATACAAAGTGACTAGAACTGATGAATTGATGAAGCAAGGACATTTGTCTCAACTTGATATTCAATGTATAGTTCTGAAGCATAGTCCTCAAAACTTTGAAAAATATGAAGATGAGATTCAATACTTAATCGGGCATGATCAAAGAAATAAATTCATAACAAATCTTGCATTAGACATCAAAGGTAACACTTTGGTTTTGTTCAGTAGGGTAGAATCTCATGGACAGATATTATATGACAGAATAAATAATAACAAACAAGAAGATCAAAAGGTTTTCTTTGTTCATGGTGGTGTTGATACTGAAGAAAGAGAATTAGTCAGAGAAATTACAGAAAGAGAAAACAATGCAATTATTGTTGCTTCTTATGGCACTTTTAGTACTGGTATCAATATTAAAAATTTGCACAATGTAATTTTTGCATCACCAAGTAAATCAAGAGTTAGAAATTTACAATCAATTGGAAGAATTCTAAGAAAAGGAAAGAATAAAACAAAAGCCGTACTTTATGATATTTCTGATGATTGTACATTTAAATCAAGAAAAAATTATACATTAAATCATTTTATAGAAAGAATTAAGATATACAATGAAGAAAATTTTAATTATGAAATAGTTACAGTTAAAATAAAATAAAAAAATGATGGAAGAAGATTTTTATTCAACAATAAAATTCAAAAATGGAGAAGAGATTTTCTGTAAAGTATCAGTAGCCGAAGAAACTTCAGACAGAACTCTTCTATTAATATCTAATGCAATTATTGTTGAAGAAATAAAAAAGCAAAATGAAGTTGTTGGTTACAAATTAGAACCCTGGTTAAAAACAACAACGGAAGATTTATTTATTGTCAATTGTGATGATGTATTAACAATGTCAGAATCTTCTGATGTTGAAATGATTATGATGCATCAAGATTTTATCAATCAATTAAGATCTAATGGAAATAATGAATCAGAAATAGATCGTAAAATGGGATATATATCCTCTGTTAATGAAGCAAAGATATTACTAGAAAAGATATTTAAAGAGAGCTAATTAAGTAGCTAAGATTTATTCATCAACCCTAACAAAGGTATTCTACAGACAATTTGTCATCTTGTCAACTATATGGATAAATGTTATAATATCTACATAGTAATGATGAAAACTTATGATAACCACAAACGTCATGACCAAAAGAAAAAGGTCAGAGCACTATGTAAATAACAAAGAGTTTCTTGCTGCTCTAATTAAATATCGTGAGGATATTGAGATCACCTTCATTCAAAAGTACGGTAGAGAGATTGCGGATGAAGATAGAAAGACAACATGGGACACAAAACCACCTATTCCTCGCTATATTGGTGAGTGTTTCCTGAAGATTGCCAATCATCTTTCATTCAAACCAAACTTCGTTAATTATATGTTCAAGGAAGATATGATTAGTGATGGTATTGAAAACTGTGTGCAGTATATTCACAATTTCAATCCAGAAAAGTCTCAAAATCCTTTTGCATACTTTACTCAAATCATTCACTATGCTTTTCTACGTAGGATTCAAAGAGAGAAGCGTCAGCTAGAAATCAAGAATAAGATTATTGAACGCTCTGGATACTCTGAAGTATTTGATGAGAATAAGCTTGACGGAGACAACTATTCCGATTACAATAGTATTAAGGATGCAGTTCACTCTAAACTTCGTTATTGATTATGCGTATAGCAATCATAACTGACCAACACTTTGGAGCAAGAAAGAACTCCAAACTCTTTCATGATTATTTTCTAAAGTTCTATGATGAAGTGTTTTTCCCGACGCTGGAACAGTACGGGATTACCACAATCGTAGATATGGGAGATACTTTTGATAGTCGTAAAGGTATTGATTTCTCTGCTCTTGCTTGG